TACCGAGACTTTCGTAACGAGTTCGGAGTATATAATAAGAGTTAAGCGATGAAAATAACACTAACGAAAAAAGTAACCTTACCTAGTGGTAAGAAGCTAGCGAAAGGTCTAACTTTAAGCGTAGTAAACGAATACGGCCAGGAGCTTATAGAAGCTGGTAAGGCTGTAGAATTTGGGGCCGAGGCCCCCGTAATAATTGAAGAACAACTAAATAATCTAGATTAAAAATGGCAACTACTGGTATTATGAATGGAACCCTTTTAGGGGTTTACGCAGGGTCTACTCTAATAGCGCACGCTACCGAGGGCTCTATTTCTTTGTCAATGGACACAAGAGACGCAACAAGTAAGGACTCAAGCGGTACTCGCGACTTATTAGAGGCTACTAAGAGCGGTACTATTTCGGTATCTGCTTTGTACGCTGAAGATGCAGCTTACGGCGTCGATGATCTTATGACAGCTTGGAGCGGACGCAGCCAGCTTACAGTTAAATTTTCTACCGAGGTATCGGGAGACCATTACTGGTCTGCTGCTGCTTACGTAACTTCTTTAGAGGTTTCTAGCGGTATGGAAGATAACGTAACTTACTCGGCTACTTTCGAGCTTACGGGAGCTATTACCTACTCTACTGTAGCGTAATAATAGAATAACACAAACACTTAAAGCAAATGGTAAAGAGAGTTAAAATAGGAGGGGAAGAAAGAGCTGTAAAGTTCGGCTTCGCCGCGCTAATGCAATTTACGGACGCTACCGGGTATACCCTAGCACAGCTAGACTCTATAGGAGACAGCCTAACACTAAGCCAAGCTATAGAGCTTATTAGAGCAGGGCTTAAGCAAGGTGCTAGAGTAGAAGGCGAAAAGTTTAACGCTACTGCGGAAGAGGTAGCCGACTGGTTAGACGATAGCCCCGGAGCTTTAGAAGAAGTGCTAGCAATCTTTACCGAAAGCTTTACACCTGCAAAAAAGTAGAAGGGGCTAGGGGCCAGTCGGGCCCCGACGCCCCTCTTACTTTTGACCGCTGCGAAGAGATAGCCCTAGGCTTACTAGGATATAATTACAGCGATTACTTACAGCTTACCCCGCGCAGCCTTAATAATGCTGTAGCGGGTTTTAGTGAAAAGAGGGAAGCAGAAAGCCGCGAGCTTTGGGAGGTAATGCGAAGCCAAACGGTAACACTAGTAAACCTCCAGCTACCAAAAGGCAAAAGAGTAAAACCCAAGGAGCTCTATAAATTTCCCTGGGACTATACACAAAAAGCAGGGCCAAAACTAACTAAAGCGGAAGCTAAAGCAATACTAGCGAAATGGCAAAAAAGAGCAACATAAGTACTAACATTGCGATAGGTGCAAACCTTAGCGGACTTACTAGAGGCTTAAAAGTAGCCGGTAGTAAAATGCGCCGCTTTGGATCACAAGCCAAGCAAATAGGCACTAGTTTAAGTGCTGGTATTTCAGCTCCGCTTATTGGCTTAGGTGCTATTTCCGTTAAAACCTTCTCCGGCTTTGAGGCCGAGATGAGTAAGGTAAAGGCTGTATCGGGAGCCACTACTAAAGAATTTAAAGCACTAGAAGACCAAGCTAAAAAGCTAGGGGCTTCTACTACGTTTACAGCTAGCGAGGTAGCAGGTCTACAAACGGAGTTCGCTAAGCTTGGTTTTACAGCTAGCGAAATAGACAAAGTTACCGAGAGTACCCTATACCTAGCGCAAGCTGGAGGGGCTGAGCTCGGCCGCGCTGCTGAGGTAGCAGGTTCTACCCTTAGAGCTTTCGGACTCGCAGCCGAAGAAACCGGTATGGTTACCGACGTAATGGCTAAGAGCTTCGCGACCAGCTCCCTAGATATGGAGAGCTTCGCCGAGGCTATGAAGACTGCGGCACCTATTGCCAAGGCTACCGGCGTAAGTATAGAGGAAGCTAGCGCAATGCTTGGAGCTCTAGCTAATAACGGTATAAAGGGCTCTATAGCAGGTACAGCGCTTAAGCAAATATTTAGCGAGCTGCACCAGGAAGGTAAGCCAATGCGCCAAACCTTTAGAGAGCTTGCTAGTCAAAACATTAACCTAGCAGAAGCTAACGACTTAGTAGGCGAACGGGCTAAGGGTGCTTTATTGGTCCTTACTGAGCAGATGGGCCTCGTAGATCAACTTACTACGAGCTACGAAAATGCAGAGGGCGCCGCGGCATCTATGGCTAAGGAAATGATGGATAACACCGCCGGAGCCTTTAAGGAGTTACAAAGTGCAACGGAGGGCGCCCTTATTGAGTTAGGCGAAGCCATTACTAATAACGAGATATTTAAGAATGTGCTTAAAGGTCTTACCGAAACTATGGGTAAGATTACGAAGGCCATTAGCGGAATGAGCGACGCCCAGCTTTATAACAAGGTTATACTAGCGGGCTTACTCGCTATGGTGCCTTTAGTTATTGCAGCTGTAGGCTCCCTTACTTTAGCCTTCGGTACTTTAACGGCAGCGATGGGGCCGCTAGGTATAGCCATAGCTGGAGTAGTAGCTTTGTATTTAGCGCTACGTAAAGAGGTAGATCTAACGCAGGAGGCAGTAGATAAAGCCGTTGGTAGTGAAGACCAGCAGAAAGGATTAGAAGAGCTACAAGGTAGATTCGACCTGCTTACCGGTTCTATAAGCGATCAGCTTAAAGCTATTAAGAAATTTAAAGACGGTTATAGTAATCCGTTTTACGATGCTGAAGAAACAAAACGCTATAAGGATTTAGTAGAGCACCTTAATAAACTTCGCGAAGAACGCCAAAAAGTTAGGGAAGGTATTTACAAAATTCAAGACGCGCAGCGAGAGAATAACGAAACAACCGAAGAAGGGGAAAAGGTTACTAAAAAGTACGAGTCTTCTTTAAAAGCGGTAGCTAAAACTTTAAACGCTGATTTATACCCTAGCCAAAAAAGAGTAAAAGAATTACTAGATAATACATTTACCCAGGTACATAGCATAAATCTAACTAAATATAAAGAAGGCCTAAGCGATTTATCTACGCCTTTGAAGCAGTCTATAGACTTAACCGGAGGCCTAGCTTTTGAGTTTAGCCAAAACTTAGGAAACGCTATAGCCGGGGCTATTATAAACGGCGATAACTTCGCTGAGAGCTTTATAACGGCCTTAAAAGCTATGGCTGCACAGCTTATAGCTACGATAGCTTTAGTAGCTATTCTAGCTGCGTTATTAGTTATTACTACCGGTGGTGGCGTAGGTGCTTTAAGCTTTGAGAGCTTACTAGTAGGTATGAAAGCTGTAAGCGCTTCTAGCGGTATAGCTATACCTTTTCTAGCTGAGGGTGGTATAGTAAATAAACCGACCTTAGCAATGATTGGCGAAGGCGGCGAGAGCGAGGCAGTAATACCACTTAGCAAGCTTCCGCAAATAGCAGGAGGCGCTGGCGGTGCTGTAGAGGTATACGGACGCCTAAGCGGCCAGGATATCCTCTTAAGCACAGAGAAAGCACAAAGAACACGAAGCAGATATAGAGGATTTTAAATATGGGGTTAAGGTTATATAGTGAATTTCACAGCTCAACAAATAAGCTTTTTAAGGTAGAGATTTACGACAGTAGCTACGGCGGTACAGCGCAGGACTTCGTAGTAGCTAGCGATGGGTTTACCTTAAACTATAGCGGAGAAACGGACGATATAGTAAGCCCTATTATAGGCTCTAACTGTACCGTAAGCGCTTATAACGAAGATGCTTTTTTCGATAACTTTATAACTGATCTTAAGCAATACCAGGAGAAGCGCTTTACGCTTCGCGTATTACTTCACAACGGCACCAACTACGCTCACTACTGGACCGGTATAATAATGCAGGACCTAGTAACGGTAGAAGATACGCATAAGCCGTACGTATTTAACATAACGGCAGTAGACGGTATAGGTAGCCTTTCTAATATACCTTACGAAAGCATAGCTAATGTAACTATAGAGAGCTTTATAGAAAGCGCTGTAGGAGCTATAGGTTTAGATGAGCTTTACCTAAGTAACGATAATTTTTACGCCACTGTAGTAAATACTTGGGACACTCAGCACACCTATAGCGCTACTACTGACGTAACCACGTTAACGCGCTTTAGCGCTTTGGTGTATTCCGAAAAGCAGGAAGACGGTACAGTAACTTACTCTAATTATTTAGAGATATTAAAAGAGCTTTGTATAGCTTTCGGCGCTAGGTTCTACCAAAAGAACGGCGTATTTACTTTCGAGCAATACCTAGAAAGGGCCGACGCTGAACGCATAGTATATACTTATTTATACGACGGTAGCCTAGACTCTACCGCAACGGTAAACGATGACGTAACCCTCGACGGTACAACCGGAGGAGGGGCACGTCTAGCGGGTAATCAGTTTAACTTTTTACCAGCGCTTAAGAAGGTGCAGGTAGGATATAACCAGGAGCGTAGTAACAACCTCCTAGCTAATAGACTAACCTACACCGGTGCAACGGGAAGGCAAGACCTCGGCTTTGTAGTAGACGATAATAACGGTAAGATACAAGTAACCGGCCTGCTTATTTGGCAGCTCACGCATAACGGTAATGCGGGTACGGTAGCCTTAGATTTTTGGCGCCCGGTATGGCGCTTAGAGCTTCGTATAGAAGATGCGGCAAACCCTGGAACCTTCTACTATTTAAAGAGAGAATTTAACCCTAGTGGCGGGCAGCTGTACGGCGCTACAACTTGGACCACTACACCGAGCTACTACCACGTAGACGCTGGTACAACAAGAAACGAGGCTAGCGGGGCTTATATAAGTAACACCTTTAGCCTAGTTACTCCGCCTCTACCGGTAGACGGGGAAGCGGAGCTAGACGTAAACTACTACCAAGTATACGACGCCTTTAACAACACAGTAAAAACGGTCCCCGTATACTTTGACGAGACCAACCAAGTAAAAGAAGTTACGGCTACTTACTTAAATGATAGCGGAGCCAGCAGCGAGGTTACTATTTACAGCGCCACGAATACCGACGCTAATATAAACAGTAACCTTATTCTAGATTTAGGCGAGCTAAGGGTAAGCGACTCTTTAGGGCTGCAGGGTAGCTTTTACGTATACGACGGCAGCAGCTGGGTACCTTCTACGCAATGGCGTAGAGGTAATACCGGTAGCTATACGAGCTTATTAAAGCTGCTTACTAACGAGGTCCTAAGCTTACATAAGAAACCTATAGAAAGGTATAGCGGCACGATCGTAGGGCCTTATCCTTTTGGTATACGTTATGAATTCGATAGCGCTTACTGGCTTCCTATGCAGGGGACCTATAACGCTAATGCTGATGAATGGTCTAGCGAATGGTTTAAAATAGCAAAGGACGGTACAAATATTACAGTAGATAATCCGGTAGGTACTGGCGGCGGTGCTGACTTTGTAGCTAGAGTAAGCAGCCAGCAGGGAACGGACGAAGTAATAAACGGGGTAGACATTACAGTAACTACGAGCGAGGTAACCGGTAACCAAACGATAGGCGGTACACTAGGGGTAACCGGAGCGAGTACGTTAGCTACTACAAGCGTAGGAGAGTTTACTACTACCGATAGAGTGAACGTAACGCTAAACGAAATTACCGGTAATCCTGGAGGTAGTGAAACCTTAAGCCTGCGTAATCATTTTAATTTTATTAGCTACGAAGGCGATAACGGAAGCTATACAGTAAACTTACCCTCAGCTGAGGACGGCGTAATAATGCGTTTTAAAACGGACGACAGCGTACTAGCTAATAAGACTATAACGCTCGCGCCCCAAAGCGGCGAGCGTATAGACGCTGAGGCATCTTATATAATGGATCGCAGCTACGACGGTATTACTTTGCTCGGTAAGGACAGTAACTGGTATATAATACAAAAGAAAGAGAAGTAAAAAAAATAGTCCAACTTTAATAAAAATAAAACTAATGAAAAAAGCTACTTATTTTTACCTGCTACGCAGAGGCTTTTTTGCAGGGGGAAGCGGTGGCGGTGGTTCATTCACTGGCCTACTCGACACTTATAGCGGTGCGGCTGCTGCTTACTCTTTGCGACAACTTTCAAGCACCTATAGTGGCGATGCTATTGTAGTGCGTAGGGCTTCGGACAACACGACACAAAATATAGGTTTTGTAAACAACGAATTAGACACGGCAACGCTTGAGAGTTTTTGTAGCGGTACGGATGGATTCGTTACGACTTGGTACGACCAAAGTGGGAATGGTTTTGATATAACACAAACGACTGCGGGAAGTCAGCCGAAGATAGTTTCAATCGGTTCTACTATAACTGATGGAACAAAACCATCAGTTCAGTTTGATGGTGCTCAAGGATTAAATACTACTGCAAATATCAGTAGTGCGAGTAATTATTACGCATTTTACACGAGGTCAGTTGCTGGAAGCGGAGGTTTTCTTCTTGACTCGCAAATTGGGCGTTTATTAATTGAAAGAGCAAATATCGCTGCTTATTTTGAGCAAACTAATAGTTTTGAGGGTAGCCCTTTGACATCCAGTTATCGTTTGATTCATATGGAATTAAATAGTACAACGGGAGGTAAGGTTTATGAAAATGGAGTAAACACACAATCTGGATTATCATATACTCAATATCCTATGAGCACTCAAACCGCTCTTGGTTCAAGATATGATGTAGGGTCTTCTTGGCTTAATGGAAAAATTCAAGAATTTGTTCTTTATAACACCGACCAAAGCACCAACCGCACTGGCATTGAAACAAACATCAACTCTCACTATAACATCTATCCATAATGTATTACATAGGCACACNNCTACGAAGCGGAGTTAACAATAGAAGAAACATTGGGGGCTGAATGGTACCCGCAAGATATTATATAAGATGGCAGACGTAAATTTAATAGTTAAGGAAACCCTTAACGTAACTTGTATGCGTAACGACACTTTTAGACTGCAAATGGTTTGGAAGGACGCTAACGATAATTTTATAGATCTTACGGCCTATACGTTTACAGCTCAAGTAAAAAAGAGTAAAAGCGATAGCACTAGTATTTTAGCTTTTGTCGATAGCGACTTTACCAAAGACGCCAGCGGTAACTTATCTATGAGTAAGACTAGCGCTCAAATGGACTTAGAGCCGGGCAGTTACTACTACGACCTGCAAGCTTATAAGATTAGTAACGGAGATGTTAGCACCTGGTTAGGCGGTAACTTCACTATACAAGACGACGTAACTAGATAATGAGCGTTACTATTATACTTCAACAGCCTAACGCTGTAACGATAGCCCAGCAGGGCGCAGCTACCGCCACGGTCCAGCAGACCGGAGCGGTAAGCGCGACCATTATACAAACGGCAGCTAATGAAGTAACAGTAAACAACATTACGCCCAATGCTGTAACAGTAAGTAACGGCTTAAGCGGTGGAGGCACTTGGGGAAGCATCACGGGAACTATTACCGACCAAACGGATTTGGTTACTTATGTGAATCGTGCGGTACCGCAGTTCTTAATGACCTCGCAAGATGGCACAGAGTTCACGATTGTAGTTACCAACGCTGGCGAGTTACTTGTCATTCCCGAAGGCTCAAGCGCACCTACTATTGTGGGCATTCCTACAATCAGCGGAACGGAAGCGGTATGGTATACTTTGCTTGCGGTTCCCGCAGCGGTTACGGGAAGCCCTACGCCCACAAGAGCGTGGCAATGGCAACGCAGTACAAACGGCACCGATTGGGTGGACATTACGGGTGCGACATCTATTAGTTACTTACTCGTAGATTTAGACGGCAATAACTACATAAGAGTAAAGCAAACC